CTAAGCTAATGCCGGCCATGCGTATTATAGACTTACTGGATAATCGCGGCGTTTTGTTACTAATCTAACTTAAACTATATAAACTATATAAACTATATAAAATACATAAACTATATAAACTAATTATTGCTTGGAGCATCTCTAATTCCGCTCCAAATTCCTGAACGAGGTCCTAACTCGTTCTGTCTGTAGACTGTGTTATAATTCAGTCCTCTTACTTGTCTCATTTCTAACAAGCTTCGGTCAGGTTGAATGTATGCCAGATATGACGGAAGACCAGCTTTCGTCAAATCCCCTTCCAACCTGCCACGAAGATAGTTAGCCTGACCTATTGCCCTCTTCTGCATTGCCTTTTGTGCGTCTGCTGTTATGCCTGCTGATCCTAAAGATCCTATCATGCCCATTGCTGCTCCGCCCAGTGCTGCTCCCGCGGCTGCCGCCATCATACACGTGTGTTGTATGCTGTAGGTGGTCCTCTTGCGAGTTTACTCATCGCCAATGACGCTCTCATCTCCTTGTTAAGTTGCCTTGTTTCATACAACTCAAGCGCTCTTCCCATGTCCAGTGTGTTGCCAGGTATTGGATCAGTCTCGCGTATCACTCCAACGTACTTCAGGGTCACATTGTCAAATGCAAAGGTGGTGTCTCCTGTGCGAAGTTGTGCTGTGAAAACTCCTTGATTATACAACTTGAGGAAAGTCAAGGGTGCGTTGAACTCTTTGTCAACTAACAAAAGCAGTGTTGCAAAACCAAGATCACGTGCGAAAGTTCGCGACGCAAAGTTGCCTGCAATTGCTAATGTTGTTGCTGCTTTGACCGTAAACGGTCCAAGCGCAAGTTCAGCATCCTGGAAAATCGTCGTTGCTGTAGTACAAGAAAACTCCACTATACTCTCCGCCACTGGTGGTGACCAACTGTTCAACGTTGTTTCTTGGAAAAAGAAATTTGGTGGATTCCAGAAAATGTCAATTGTTTCCCCAATGGGAAATTTCGCAAGCACGTTTGTGTAGAAGGTGATTCGGAATGCTGTTGAGTTCAAAGACTGCGGGTTCGTGAGGTCAACTCCATTGCTAAAGGGAATTTTGATGGCATTGGAAACCTTGGAAACATAACTATGAGCTGTTGCTGCATAATACGTTTTACTGTAATCTCCTGAAACAGAGTTAAAGCGCACTGCTGGTCCAAATGGTAGGGCAAGAGAGTTGTTCAAAAACTGTCCTGTCACATGTCCATCTGAGCCATGGGCTGTAACTCTGAAAGGGAATCTGTAACCAAGTGATCCAACATATCGATTGTACAGTGCATATTCGGATGCAAAGACAAGCTTTCCCGTGTTAACATCTGTCATTGAATTGATGTTCTCAATCTTCGTTTTGGTACTGGCATTGATGATCAAATTTGTGACTGGAACTCCTGTGTAGGGGTTGATGTGCAATGTCTTGTTCTCAAACAAGGCTGCATACTTCACACCATCATCGACTGTGGGTCCTGAATCGACTATGTTTCGCATTTGTAGGAAGGCAAAATCAGGTGCACACCTGGTGGCTACCGACACATCTATCTGGCTGGTGCCAGTAGAGGATGTGTTCAGCTGCAACCAAACATACACGCCAATATACCCTCCAATTGCATCCACACTGTTCTCTGGTTCATTCATGTTGTGGTAGAAATTTCTTCTCTGATCACACACATTTTTCGCCATTGCTTCCAGGGTCTTGGGGTCCATGATTGTATACTCAAACACCGAAAAATCAGCTGGTGTTACGAGTGTCTCTGGGGCTATGTTTGGAGGTAATCTGACAATGGCCAACGCTCCCGCGTGGAACCCTGTCCCTCCCACTTTTAGTTGGTAGTCAAAGCCACCAACCCATAGGTTATACATCTGTGATATATGTTTCAGATTTCTTGTGCTCTTCTTCGGTGATATTGCTGTGCTCCATAACAACGTGCCAGGTGGCTGTGTTGTAGACCAAACAAATTGTGTCAACGAAACGAATTGCTGATAAAAAATCGGATCCAACATTCCAGTGTTACCTACGTGTGCCTCGGCCTCCGGTTGTGATGGAGCCACAGGCACGCTTATGGCGCTCGGCGCCATCATTACGGTGTCTGTCCCTGTATAGACATCCCCGCCAGCGGCAGCACCTCCTGCGGGTGCTTTTCTTGGCATTGCGTGTGTTTCATGCGCTGCTGCCATTTTGAGAATGCTTGCGGTCTAAGGCTTAGGCTGTCAATGTCGATGGCCTTTACATCCTCTGGAGAGACGGTTCCCACCAAGGCACTCCTGATATCCATAAGAAACACACCTGTTGTGTTTCTTCCTCCATCCAGGCCACCCCAAAAGTGGTCCTTCGTGTTCTCAATGAGAACTGTATCTCCCGTGTCAAGGAGCTTGGTTCGAAGTGGTTCCAATTCGAACTTGGCCTTCATGGCCACCTTGAGAATGTCAAGCTTGGTTCGATTCCAAGCCCCATTCTCCTTTGGTACCTGAGTGGCACCATACCTCTTGGCTGTCATTGGGTTCATCGACTCCAAGCACGCACTATCTTGATCGTGCGCTGTCAGTTTCATATGCACGTAATAATGCTCCACTGACTTGTACTGTCTATATCCGACAACAACTGGAAATGTGTACAGGTTAGACAGCCACCTGTATTCGTTGTCTGTTGTGATGGAAAACTTGATGTTTCCTGCCTCTGCACTGATCTCTTCAGCAAAGGCAGGAGCAAGCTCCCCTGCAGTCCAGTAGGTAATGGCAAACTGTTCCCTATGTGACAGGGGAGCATCCTCCAATGGGATGGCAATACCATGGTAAGTACAGCTCTTGAGAATGTGCTTTCGCACAGTCTCATAGAAAGTCTTCCCATGGAGAGATGCCTCTGACATTATGGCTCGAATTGCCTGTGTAAATGTCGCTGGATCCCAGTGGATCGGTTCGCCACGTTGGAAGAAATGCTTGTTCTGTGTGGTCGTCCATAACATCATCTTCCCCATTGACGCCATGATGAGGGGTCCTACGCACCGCCCCTCACGGATTTTAAACCCGCGTTTCATGAATTCCATGTTGCTTATGTCCCGGTCCACACAATCGCCTGTTTTGTCAGGAGGCGTCATGTGCAGATTCATGCTCTGTGCAACCAAGTCAAAATTTGGAAAGTTAAACCATGTGCGCACCTCTGGAAGGATAGTGCACACATTGTCATCACCATAAAAAGCCATGGTAACATGTTTGTAAAACTCCTCAAATGAAGCCCTGGCTGGCGCATGTTTGCGGGCCAATGTCATCCAGACATACAGGTAGTATATCCAATTGACAATGGAATTGTCTGTTGCTGTGGCTGGCTGTCCTGACACATGTCCACCTGGGCACTGGACGATGAAAAAGTGGTAGTTGATCAGAGGGCCAACCAAATGCTCGTAAAGTGTTTTACGAGCAAGGTCGTCCTCAGGACACCACTTGTCATCGC